GAGGATACATACCCTTTCACAAATACAAAATGGATTCAGGGTGGATTGGCCAATGGTAGTAGTTTAGACTATAAATTGGCTTTTAATACTACTAAAGGGTTAACATATAATTTAAACAAAAAAATTATTTCAAATTTTACGGATACTCAATCAGTTGACACAAATAGACCAATAACAAATTTTGTTTATAAAACAATTGTTGCTCCGGTAGTTGACAAAACTAATTTAAGTAATTTCTATAGCACAAGAACTTATGATGTTCAATTACCAACAGAGGGTGATATTGTATACCATAATTATAGTGGAGGTGTAAGTACTTATCAAACAACATCAATGTTTAACACACCTTATTTTATTAACTCAATTCAAGATGGGGTTAATAAATTTAAAAATAAGGACCAATACCCTTATGTATCGTCGGCATATTTGTTTTTAAATAGTTTACCATTAACTACTTTACGTGAGAAATCAAAAACATATGAGGGTAGTTCTCAAAAAGATTTAGATTACCTTTTTGCAACATTAAAGAAATTTGGCGCGGTTCACAAAATGCCTTACGCTTGGATATTGAAGATGGGTTCTATTTGGAATAGATATAAAACATTTACTAATAGTGGTCTTGATATTTTAGATAATTGTTGGAAAAATTTTGATGCAAATATTAATTATGACCCAGTTAATTCAGACCCTACTAAAATATATACGTTTACAATACCGGGACAAACAGGGTCAACTAGTGTTGTTTTACAAAATACTGTGGATACAAGTTTCCCATTATTTTTTTCAAATGTATCGGCGGACACAACAACAATTAACACCGGATTTTATCCAAAATTAATAAATGACTTCAACGTATTTTATCAAGGGTTTGAGGTTTATTCAGGATATACTAATGCGGACATACAAAATGGGTTTAATAAAGGAGTAACATTAAATAATGTTGTTGATAGTGTTATTAATGGTTCAAATGGAGTTGCCACAGGTTCCACTAGATTTATTAAAGTAATTCCTTGGTCGGTATCGGTTAAAACACCGGATAAAATATCGTCATATATAATGCCTTCACAAGGTTCATTATTTAATCAAACATTTAATGAGTGTTTTACCCCTAATGGTACTCTTCAAATTGAAGTTACCGGTAACACATCTATGTATAATGGTTCTGTTAGATTATTTTGGTCAGCACCAAACTACGGATATTTTGATAATACAAAATTAGTGAAACCAACACCAAGTCAATATTTAAAACAAATATTTACGGGTCAAAGTTCTCAACAAAATTATTCATTCAATGGGGTAACTAATGACTACACAAATATTAGTGAAATGTTTTCGGTTTTTGAAAAAAATGTGTTAGATAAATTTGAGACAGAGTTTTTAAATTTTTCTAAATCAATTTATACTTTTGATGAGAATGAATCTGAAGTTGATACTGATACTGAAAAATCATTTGGTAATTTCCAAAAATTAATGACAAGTATGATGGTGGTACCAACCGTAAATGGTTTAAGTAGTGATGGTACCGTTACGGATATCCAAACAAGACAATTAACTAATTTATCAAACCTTATTACAAATTTCTTAAATTATGACGTTGTGTTTAAATATGGAAATCCGGGTGGGTTTGATAAAAGATTATTTTATACTTTTTCTAAACACCCTATTACGTCACCAATTACTTGGGATTATTATACATCTAACACAGCAAATGGTCTACCAAGTCAAACAACCTTGTCTTTATCACAAACAACATATCCTGATGCTTGGAATGCTTTGAAAACTTATGTTGGGTTTTCAGATATACCTGAATTAGTTTATAAAGATAGTGGTTCTTATATCACAGATTTTTTCATTGATTGTAACGTTGCGTTTACTGTTGAAAGTATTACGAACTTATATCCAATTATTAAGATTTATGCCACACAAAAATTAAAAGACCCAACATTGAACTATGATAAATTTATAACATTAGTTAATGATTACTTAACAAGTATTGATTCTTTTAATACCAAGATTTTGAATAACTTAATGATTAAGATTCAAAAAGAATTACCAAATGTTAATGATACTCCTCAACAAAAAACTCAAAGTGTTTTAGATAGTACTCAAACTAAAGTTGAGTTATGGGAGTCATTCAAAGCAACGAATGATAAATGGATTGCGGGAAATGATTTTAAAACAAAAACGTTATTTGAAGATATATTATTATTAGATAGAGCCAGTCGTGATGTTGGTGATAAAATATTGGTTGATGTGATTAAATTAAAAGATAGGTTAACGGATATTAATGTTAAAACAAATATGTTAACCTATATTCAAACAATATTGGTAGAGAATAACTTTGTTGTTATGAATATTCCATCATATATTAACTTTTATAATGTGCAAGATGCGGTTAAAAATGCAAAACCAAACCCTGAAGGAACGTTAGCATTCGCTAATACGATGTTTGGTACGTTTTTAAATGTTGATTACAGAAATTCATCGGCAAAAATGGTTTGTTTTTATGGTGGAAAACCAAGTGAACAATTAGATTTAAAAAATAACGTTGATTATCGTTTTAGAAATGACGCATTTGATTTAAGACGGGCAAGTGATAACCCATTATTAGAAAATCAAATTGGTAAAAAAGATTGGGATAAATCAAACAAAGTTGTTGGGTTTAATGTTGATATGGGCCCTCAAAATCAATCAATTTTTCAAGGATTCAATGTTTCTCAGAACCCTGGTAAATCAACTGCGGAATCATTAGAAGTTATTAACCAAATGGCTAATCAATCGGGTAATAGAGGTGGTTCTACTCAAAGTACTTCATTATATAATGTGTATAAAAATAGAAGCTATTCTTGTACTGTTACTATGATGGGTAACGCAATAATCCAACCAACAATGTATTTTAATTTAAGAAATGTTCCAATGTTTAGTGGACCATATATGATAACAAGTGTTAATCATACAATTACTCCGGGTAATTTTGAAACAGTTATTGAAGGTATTAGACAACCTACGGCATCATTACCTAAGGTTGAAAATTATATACAATCTCTTAAAACAACATTGTTAAAGACAATTACTGATAAACTCTCACAAGAAAAGGCTGATAAGGTAAAAGCGTCGTCAACGGGAACTACTAGTAATTCAAACATTAAAAAACAGAAAGAGGAAAAGGTTAAAGAATTAACAAAGGAAGGTGGTACCAAAAGTGATAATACTCAAACGTGTAAACCAATTAGTGATTATGATAAATATACTCTTGACAAACCTTCGGCAACTACCGTTAATTATAATGATGTTATTTCGTTAATAACTACAAATACTGATAATAGAATTAGATATGCAGTTTTTGCTAAAATGTATTTAAGTTCGTCAAATGGTTCTAAGTTACAATCAGTTGCTCATAATTATAGTGGGGTTGATTTAACCCCATATTGGGGTGCTACGGGGGATAAATATTTTATGACTAAATATTATTGTGACTCAAGTAATTCTACTGATGGTAAAGTTCAGACGCCGTATGCGTTCTTTAATAGTGTTGGAGACCATATTAATTTTTTAATGGAAAGATATCAAAATAGAGTTAGTATGATTAAAAGTATTAATGCTAAAGATATCGCTAAATTTTTAATATTATATTCGAGTAATGGTAATCCTAAAAATGAAGATGAATATACCACAATGAATCCTACTGATGTATCAAACATTGAAAGTAGAGTACAGGAAGCTATTAATATTATTAATCCGGTTACCGGTAATGTTTCGGCAGCACCACCACCGGCAAATGTTCCGGCACCAACACCATTTATTTCAAAATATACCTATACTGTGTCTAATAATCCAATACTAGAATCGTTAAAAGTAACTATAGACCCTGCTCAAGGTGCTTGGCAAATATTTTCAGCAAGATGGGATTATACTATAACAGCACCTTGTGCGGAAGGTGATGGTACTTTTCAAGAATTAAATGCGGGGGACATAACAACAAATGGTCAAGAATATTTTGTTGATACTGAATCATTATTGAAAGATTTTAAGTGTGACAAGAAAGATTATAAAGGAGAATATAAATTAAAAGTGGAGTTATCGGCTAATCCGATAACACCGGGAGGTGAACGTGACAATACAAGACAACAAGCAGTGAAAACATTTTCATATAACTTTAAACTTTAATTTTTTCTTAACTAACAGATATTTATATATAAAAAAGATTATGGATACAAAATCATTATTAGAAAATTACTTAGGTAAAAAAACCCGTACTACTGAGAAAGATATGGGTAACGGTTCAAAACAAGTTTGTGATTTGGATTCTGGAGATTGTTATACAATTAGAATGAAAGATGGTCTAATCGAAAGAGTTGACAATACAATGAGCCAAAATAGAAAAATACAAGTTGAAACCACAACAGGTGTAAAACAATTATTAAACGGATAAGATGAAAAAAATAGATAATAGAATTTTAGAAGAAATTGCTAGATATAATTCAATTAACAATTATATTGTAGAACAAGACGCTACATTACCTCCACCTCCGGGTGAAGACCCAAACGCCTTACCTCCAGCGGGTGGAGCTCCGGCTCCTGTTGACCCAAATGTTGCAGCACCTGCTCCGGCAGCACCCGCAGGTCCACAACCTGTGGATTTGGCAAACGACCCTGATGTTGAAAAATTAGGTGACGAAGGTAACGTTGGTGGTACTGAAGAAATGGATATTACGGATTTGGTAAATTCTCAGAAAAAAGTTGAGGAAAAACAAGAAGAATATTTTGAAAACTTATTCAAACACTTGGATGGTTTAGAAAGTAAACTTGGTGAAATGGATGGTATTATGTCTAAATTAAATGATTTAGAATCAAAAATTGAAAAATACAGAGAAAAAACTCCTCAAGAAAAATTAGAATTAAGAACATTAGATTCAGGTCCATTTAATCAAAAATTAAGTCAATTCTTTGATGATAAAGAAGAGGATATGGAAAAATCAGGAAAAAATGAATATGTTTTAACTCAGAATGATGTTGAAGATTATTCACCTAATGAAATACAAAAAACATTTAGAAATTTTGGTGACGAAACACAACCATCATCATTTCAACAACTAAGATAGATATGACGGTCTTAGGACCGTCTTTTTTTTACAAAACAATTTGACAAACACACGGCTGACACTTATACTTTTATAAACCTTTAAATATTTTAAACACTATGGCGACAAATTCATTAGACGCAGTTTTGGCTCAATACGAGAAAGCAAAACAAGGTAGTACTTCTTCTACCTCAAAATTCACACAAGAAGAAAGAATGAAAAAATACTTCGCGGCAATCCTTCAAGATAAGGAAACTCAAGGCCAAAGAAGATTAAGAATCTTACCAACCACAGATGGTTCTTCACCATTTAAGGAAGTTTGGTACCACGAGATTCAAGTTGATGGAAAATTCCAAAAATTTTATGACCCGGGAAAAAACGACAATGAACGTTCACCTTTAACCGAAGTATACGAAGAACTTCGTTCAACAGGGAAAGAGGAAGATAAAAAATTGGCGTCAAATTACTTGGCACGTAAATTTTACATCGTTAAAGTTATTGACAGAGATAACGAAGAAGACGGTGTTAAATTTTGGAGATTCAAATCTAACTACAAAAATGAAGGTATCTACGACAAAATCATTCCTATCTACAGAAACAAAGGAGACATTGCTGACCCTGAAAAAGGTAGAGACCTTATCCTTGAATTAACTAAAGCTAAAACTCCAAAAGGAGCTTACTATACAGTAATTCAAACAGTTATGTATGATGATGCGGGTCCTATTCACGAGAATAAAGGAACTGCTGACGGATGGGTTAATGATGAATTAACTTGGGAAGATGTTTATTCTAAAAAACCGGTTGAGTATTTAGAAGCTATTGCAAGAGGTGAAACTCCAAAATGGAACTCTGATAAAGGTGGTTATGATTATGGTAACTCTGATTCAGATGAGATGTCATTTGGTGGTTCTAAACCATCTGCTCCGATTGACCCACAATTGGGTGATGAACCGGAAGATGATATGCCGTTCTAATCAAACAAAACTTAGACATATAACTTGGACACTTGGACTAACTAAGTGTCCAATTTGTCTAAAAAACTAACAAAAATTAATTTAACTTAGACATATGGCGATTAAAAAACACGATTTTAAGTCCATTAAGGACAAATTCTCAACATCGGCAAAATACAAACCACAAAGGTTTTTTGACTTAGGTTCTGACTTTTTGGATGCTGTTGGTATTCCGGGACCGGCTATAGGACATTTAAATATGTTCTTGGGTCACTCAGATACTGGTAAAACAACTGCGTTGGTAAAATGTGCTGTTGACGCTCAGAAAAAACAAATATTACCGGTATTCATTATTACCGAACAAAAGTGGTCATTTGAACACGCAAAACTTATGGGTTTTGATTGTGAAGAAATGGTTGATGAAGAAACGGGAGAATTAGAATGGGATGGTTTCTACATCTTCAATAATAACTTCAGTTATATTGAACAAATCACTGACTATATTAATAGTTTACTTGACGCTCAGGAAAAAGGTGAATTAGATTATAGTTTATTATTCCTATGGGATTCTGTTGGTTCAGTTCCTTGTAAAATGACTTTTGAAGGTAAAGGAGGGAAACAACATAACGCCGCGGCATTGGCTGACAAAATTGGTATGGGTATCAATCAAAGAATATCGGGAAGTCGTAAAGCGGATTCTAAATATGAGAATACTTTGGTTATTGTTAACCAACCTTGGGTTGAACTTCCGGATAATCCTTTTGGACAACCTAAAATTAAGGCTAAAGGTGGTGAGGCGATTTGGTTGAACTCTTCATTAGTTTTCCGTTTTGGAAATGAAAAAGGTGCGGGAACAACAAAGATTACCGCAACTAAAGATAAAAGAACTATCAAATTTGCTGTGAGAACTAAAATCTCAGTAATGAAAAACCACATCAACGGATTGGGTTATGAAGATGGTAAGATTATTGTAACACCTCACGGATTCTTGGCAGGTAAAGAAACTACCGAAGAAAAAGCGTCTATTGAGAAGTACAAAAAAGAATACTCTGAATATTGGAAGAATATCATCGGAACAGATGGTGATTTTGATTTGAAAGAGGTAGAAGAAAAAGACTAGTAACGAATACAAACAAAAACAAGTGACTAAAACACTTTTGGTTGACGGAAACAATTTAGTAAAGATTGGATTCCACGGAGTTAAAGATTATTATCACAATGGAAAACACATAGGTGCCTTATGGCACTTTGTGAATACCATTAGACGTTTCATAGACGAACAAGACTTTGATAAGGTTGTTGTTATGTGGGACGGTGATGATAACTCTTCAGCTCGAAAACTTATTTACCCCCAATACAAAGAACAACGTAGAGACAGAGACAACGAGTATAAGTTAGATTCTTTCACTGAGCAGAAAGAAAGAATCAAACAATACTTGGAGGATTGTTATATAAGACAAATCAACGTAGATAATAATGAAGCGGATGATTTGATTGCTTACTATTGCCAAATCTCGGAGAACGAACAAAAAACCATCTATTCAGGGGATAAAGACCTTACCCAACTTATTTCCGATAAGGTGTCGGTTTATTATCCAAGAACTAAAGAGACTTACACTCTTGGAAGTAAAATTAAATGTGATTTTTACGAATTTCCTCACGAAAACATTAGAACTTATAAAATTTTATCGGGGGATAAGTCGGATAATATTGATGGGATATATGGGTTGGGTGAGAAAACACTTATTAAGTTTTTTCCTGAGCTACTTGAAAAACCGGTTTCGTTTACCGATATTTTAGAAAAGGCGGAAATCCTTCTGAAGGAGAATAAGGATAACAAAACATTACAAAATTTGTTATCAGGTAAAACTAAAAGTGGGGTTTATGGTGATGAATATTTTGTTATTAATGAAAAAATCATAAATTTATCAAATCCTTTAATTAGTGACGATGCTAAAGAACTTGTTGAATTATATTATAGGGAAACTTTAGACCCTGATGGGAGGGGTCATAGAGGTCTTATTAAAATGATGATGGAAGACGGGTTTTTTAAGTATCTACCAAAAGGGGATGATGCTTGGGTTAATTTTGTTAGACCCTTTTTAAAACTAACAAGAAAAGAAAAAAGAAATTTTAAAAACAATTAATTAAAACTATGAAAGACCAAGATTCGGTAAAACTAGAATTCTTAATGATGGTAAATGATAACATCATTGTACAGAGATTTTTTAACGTGAGAGAGTTTAATAGTGAGGCGAAAAACTCATTAGAACTTTATGAATTACTTCGTGAATTTAAAGAAGATATTCACACACAATTATCATTAAAAACCGTAACGTATATGACGGACAATATGTACGAAATTATTAACAATCCAACTATTTTGGACACGTCTTATACGGATGGTCCTGAGTACTTTAACATCTTTATCAAACAAAATGATATGACAATTTGTCATAGACAGGTAGACGCTAAAGTATACCCTCCAAAGATAAGATATACTGTGGATGTACGCCCACACCTAAAAAACTTATTGATGGAGTTGACTGACATCTTTTCATCTAAAAATTTAACAAAAAAATATATAGATGTTACCCTAAGTGTGTAGTATTTATTATTACACTAAAAGAAAAAATATATGGCGTCAAACAAAAATTTCGAGTATCTAGGTAGTACCTTTCAGATACAATTATTAAACCAAATCATTATCGACAAAGACTTTTCAAGGTCTATTATAGATGTGATTGAAACAAGTTATTTTGAGAATAAATACTTTAAATTAATTATCCAAATGATTAAAGAGTATTATACAAAATACGAACACACACCAACCTTTGACACATTAGAACAAATTACAAAATCTGAGATACAACAACCTCTAGCGGCTAAAATCATTATTGATACCCTTACAAAAGTTAAAGAGTCTACGCTTGAAGGGGCAGAATTTGTACAAGAAAAATCAATGAAGTTCTGTAAACAACAGGAGTTACAGAAAGTAATGGTTAAAGCTCAAAAAATCATCGACACTGGTGAATTTGAGAGTTATGACACATTAGAAGAGATGGTGAGTAAAGCTCTTCAAGTTGGGGAACACGAAAAAGGAACGGAAAGTGTTTTTAGCAATTTAGATGATGTTTTAAACGAGGATTATCGTCATCCGATACCAATGGGTATTCCCGGAATAGATAGACTCTTAAAAGGTGGACTTGCTAAAGGAGAAATCGGTGTGGTATTAGCCCCAACAGGTGTAGGTAAATCAACATTACTTACAAAAATTGCGAATCACGCATTTAATTTGGGATATAATGTTTTACAAATATTCTTTGAGGATAACCCGAAGATTATCCAACGTAAACACATTACATTATGGACAAAAATCCATCCGGATGAATTGTCGTTAAAAAAGGATGAAGTAATGATTAAAGTTCAAGAGATTAAGGAAAAAATGCCTAATGAATTGATACTTAAAAAACTTCCATCTGACACTGTAACAATGATGCAAATTAAGAATCAAATTAGAAAAATGATTTCTGAAGGAAACAAAATTGATATGGTATTATTGGACTACATTGATTGTGTGGTTCCTGATAAAAACTTGGGGGATGAATGGAAATCTGAAGGGTCTGTGATGAGAGCATTTGAATCTATGTGTCACGAACTTGACTTGGTAGGGTGGACAGCGACTCAAGGGAATAGAAGTTCAATATCTTCGGATGTTGTAACAACCGACCAAATGGGTGGCTCTATCAAAAAAGCTCAGGTTGGTCACGTAATCATTTCCGTAGCTAAATCTCTACAACAAAAAGAAATGAAACTAGCGACTATTGCAATTACTAAATCACGTATTGGTGATGATGGGGTTGTATTTGAGAATTGTAAATTTGATAATGGTATGTTGGAGATTGACACAGAAAGTTCTGTAACATTCTTGGGTCTTGAAGAACAAACCGAAGAAAGAAACAGACAAAGAATAAAAGATTTGTTAGACAAAAGAAAACAAAAAGAACAAACACAAAATTAATTTAAAAATGAAAGAAAAAATATTAGAACCAAATAATGACAGATTCGTTATCTTCCCTATTGAACATAACGATATATGGGAATTTTACAAACAACATCAAGCGGCTTTTTGGACGGCAGAAGAAGTAGATTTATCTAACGATATTAGAGATTGGGAAAACCTATCTGATAATGAAAGATATTTCCTTAAAAATATATTAGCGTTCTTCGCAGCGTCTGATGGTATTGTAAATGAAAACTTGGCTGAGAATTTCTTAAAAGAGGTTCAATATGCTGAAGCGAAGTTCTTCTACGGATTTCAAATTATGATGGAAAACATTCACTCGTTAATGTATTCATTATTAATTGACACTTATGTCTCTGATGAAACAGAGAAAGACGAATGTTTTCACGCGATAGATAGATTACCAGCGGTTCAAAAGAAAGCTAAATGGGCTCTTGATTGGATTGAGAACTCCTCTTTCCAAGAAAGATTAGTTGCATTCGCAGCGGTTGAAGGTATATTCTTCTCAGGTTCATTCTGTTCAATCTTTTGGATGAAATCAAGAGGGATTATGCAAGGATTATGTAATGCTAATTCATTAATCTTTAAAGATGAGAACTTACATTGTGATTTCGCAATTCATTTGATTAACAATCACGTTGAGAACAAACCAACGGAGAAAAGAATTAAAGAAATCTTACTATCTGCATTAGAAATTGAAAAAGAATTTATCACAGAATCATTACCAGTATCTTTAATTGGTATGAACTCAAACTTGATGAAACAATATCTTGAATTTGTTACTGATGGTTTATTAGTTAAATTTGGTTGTAAAAAACAATTTAACGTAGAACAACCATTTAAGTTTATGGAACAAATCGCTGTTGAGACAAAGGGCAATTTCTTTGAATCAAGAACAATGGAGTATCAAAAGGCCAAGTTAGGTGAGTCATTAACATTTACAGACGATTTTTAATATGATGTCATTAAAGATAAGAAAAAGAGGGGGGGACGAAGTTTCGTTCAATCCCCAAAAAATATATAATAGAGTTAAACGAGCGGCGAGAGGATTAAACGTAAATGCTGATGAGGTATTCATTAAGGTGATTACTTCGGTTCCAACAGAGGGTGTTATTACTACCAAAGAGTTGGATAAATTGGTTTATGAGATTGCTGCAGCATACACCGGAAGTCATCACGATTATTCAAGATTGGCGTCTTCTGTAGCTATTTCTGCATATCACAAAGAAACTGATGATAGTTTTTGTAACACAATGCACACATTACACGTTGATGGTATCATTAACGATAAGTTAATGGAAACTATTGAACAATACGGTCCTGAAAATATTGATTCTGTAATTAATCACGAGAATGATTACAATTTTGATTATTTTGCGTGGAAATCATTACAAGAAATGTATTTGTTAAAAAATCCTGAAGGTAAAGTAATTGAAAGACCTCAACATATGTATATGAGAGTGGCTTTATGGGTTACTAAATCATTTGACCAAGCGGTTGAGTATTATCAATCATTATCAAATCAAGTTATATCTCCTGCAACACCAATTATGATTAATGCGGGGACTAAAACCCCTCAACTAGCGTCTTGTGTATTGAAATACAATCACGGGGATTCAAGAGAAGGGTTATTACAAACATTCAACGACATTTCAACGTATTCGTCAGATGCTGCAGGTATTGGATTATGTATGTCAAGTATTCGTAGTAAAGAGAGTCGTATTAACTCATCAGGTGGGTTTGCTGGTGGTTTATTAAAATACCTAAAGATTGTTAATGAAGGATTAAGATTCTTTAATCAACAAGGAAGAAGACCGGGTA